CGCCAAACGCACCAGTCATGCCAGTGGTAATGAAATCGCCAGTTGCGTTTTTAGTAACGTAGTTCGACAGATCTACGCTTCCATTAGCGCCAAACGCACCAGTCATGCCAGTGGTAATGAAATCGCCAGTACGTAAGCCAGTTAAAGCTGATGCATCACCATAATATTTACCACCAATTGTACAGATATCATTTACAAATACTGTGTTGCTTATACCGCTAACATTAATACAAGATCCTAAAATATGTACTCCAGTTGAGCAGCATACGTAACTGCCAGATGACACTCCAACAAAAGAGTTAGAAGATTTATTTATAATATTGCAGCGTCCGCCAGCTATAACGCTATCTAAAGAGCAAGATATAACATTACAACATCCATCTAAAATTGAAACAGAACATGAAGAATTAGTTATTTGATTTTTACATCCACCTAATATTGAAGAAGTGGAAGAATCGCATAAGCATTGATTTTTTCCACCCAAAATTGATGACTCATAAGAAGTACGAATTATATTGCAACATCCATTTAAAATTGATGAATTTTCTGACAAACACGCCGCATTACTACATCCACCTAAAATACTAGAAGAATTAGAATTATTTAAACAATTTAAACAGCCTATGGTAACGCAATTAATGTCAGTTGAAGATATATTTGAAGCAAGAGATGTAGTACTTATTAAATTTCCAGTCATATCACTACTAACAAAAGCGCCAGATTGACCAGCGCCATTATCATATGTGATAATATTTGTTGTGTGATTGAAATTGATAGCCATATTAAAAAATTACACGATATTAAAAAAATAAATTAAATTAAACTGAGCCGCCATCCACATTATCCACATTAGCATCTTCTCCATCTATACCACCATCAAAATTAATAGAATTGTTTGAAGAGAGAGCAAAAGATGAATTATCTGGCATAGAACCTGCAGTTAATTGAGCCAATGCGGCATTAAGATTAAATTGTGCTTTTTCTTTATTTATATTTTGTATTGCTTCTATTTTAGAAACCCATTTCATTTTTGTATGAGAACTATCCATATATTTATATTTTATTCCATCATTGGTTGGTAAAACTTGAATATTAAAATCATTTTGACTTTTAATTAAAAATGTGCAGTTAGAATTTATAACATCAAAATTAGAATTTCCTTCTGAAAAAACAAAAGAATTTAATTCTGCATTTAAATATTCGCATTGAGAACCATCAGCGTGTTGACCAATAGCAACAATACTATTTTTTATAAACCATCCTTGTGTTGAATATTGATTTTTTAAATTTAAATATAAATATCCAGTACCATTTGCATAACCAGTAAAATCAAAACCTTCTGTATTGTTCTCACAAACCATGTATAAAAATTGATTCGCTCCTGTTTGAGATTCAGAATTCGAAAAAATGAATTGACCACAACATGCAGATTCTGGATTTACTCCAAAAGAAGGAAATCCAGTCAAAGAACTTGCAGAAGATCGTCTTTTATATAGAGGCATTTTAAGTTCTGTAATAAATATTGGCCATTAATCCATTTCCATTATTACCCTGCCATGCGTCATTTCCCTGTTTATCTGTAGATATATAAGTAATAATACCTTGAAATTCACCTATTGAATAGGTGAAATTTTGATCTAATGTAGATTGAGCATATATTGGATAGGTTAAAACTGGAGAATTACCATATCCAGAAAATTGGATATACAAAGGTTCGTCATTTAAATTGTTGTCTACAAAAAAACCAACAAGTTTACTTGCAGACTGACTAACTTCAACATGCTCGCCAGAAAGATTAAGAATTCTATATCCAGAAGATGTGGGAGGTGTAAATTCAAAAGATGCTCCCCCTGCGCCAGCAAGATCAGCTGGTGTCATTGGACGCCATTCAGCATAACTTCCATCGTAAATATAACTCAAATGAGGAGTTATTTTACCATGAGTAATTGATGAAGATGGGAAAACAGGATTGGGCATACTAACTATACAAAATTACACCAGTAGTATTACTTGCAAACATTTTTACAGTAGAAAACGGCACTCCAACAGGAAATGTAATACCATCATCGCTTGGTATATGCATTATATGAGTATTATCTACAACAACAGACGCAATACCATTAGTTCCATTATATAATCCATGTAGAAAACTAGCTCCAGTGATTGTGGTTGAATTTGTTGTATTTAATGTATAGAATTTTCCTATTTTTTGATAATTGTCAGCCATATTTAATTTTACACTTTCTAAATATTATAATTTTTTATTGAATTAATTATATTGGTTATTATGCCTGAGATACTATAGTAGTAGCATATGGTTGTTGAGTTATGGTAGATTTATATTTATTATTATAATATAATCCTAACGCTGCAATACAAGAATACATATTATTTGCGTTTGCATAAATACCATTACCATCTATTGCATAATATCCTACAGTACTTGCGCCTGCAGATAAAATAGAAAAAGCATTACCGAATGAACCAACAGTAGTAGTAGCACCACCTATAAATATACCATTTCCAGTTGGTGAAAAATTAGTAATACTACTTGTGCCAATAACAGTTAATCCATTATCAACCCTAATTACAGGTGCGCCAGAAATATATCCAGAAGATTGAATTTGACTATCTCTTATTTCAAGATAAGGATTTGGTGTCGCCATGCCAGCACCTGTGATTTTAATTGCAGTATTTGCCGCAGCATAAATAGAAGAACCATTTTTTATATAAGCATTAGCGCAATGTAGATATAATGTAGAATTAAAATTCAATGCAAAACAAATTGCAGTGGAATTTGAAACAGTAACAGAGGCTACGTTTGAACTATTAAAATATAAAACTGATCCACTTGAAGCATAAACCACATTTTTTGATACTAATCCAGTATAACTATCTTGAATATAAACATTATTAAAACAAACTTCATTTCTAACGCCAGTTGAATAAATGCAAAATGTAGGCAAAACTCCAGAATTAGAAAATGTAAGGTTATCAAGTGCAAGTCTATTATTTCCAATAGCAGTCGAACTTCCTGTGAATATATGAGATCCACAAATAACAGTACTTTGAGAATTAGATAGTCCCCCTGCAATTCCATAAAGACTAACATTTCCTTTAAGAATTAAATTTTCACGCCAATATCTACCAGTATTTGGAGGAATAATTACAATATAATTGTTATCAAAACAAGCGTCAGTTATTGAATCAATTGTTTGTTGAATAGTAGGATAATCTACTCCAACTACTTTAACATTATTACCAAAAACACCTTTTAAACAAGTCAATCCACATCCATTTCCATAATATTGTCCACCTGAAGAGCAAATATTATTAACATAAACTGTGTTTATTGCACCATTTGCACAAATGCCACTACCTAAAATATGCGCTCCAGTAGAAAATAAAATACAATTATTTAAACTACCCAAAATAGAAGAAAATGAAGACGCACAAATTTTATTGTTATTGCCTCCAAGAATGTTAGAATGCAGAGAAGAGCCATCTCCACATATTGTATTTAACGATCCACCAACAATTGAACTATCACACATCTGGCATATAAAATTAGAATCTCCGCCACCAATAAATGTATAATGAGAATTTTGAGAGATACAGTTTGAAGATCCGCCACCAACAAAAGCAAAATTAGAAGAAGCAATTCTATTGAAAGTACCCCCAACAACTGTAGAACAATTAGAGCTATTCACGCAATTACTTGCTCCGCCCAAAATAATAGCTGCACAAGCATCATTCATGCAATGGTTTTTTCCAGCTCCTATAAATGAGTATGGAGAAGTTCCATATATACAGTTTGAAGATCCAGCTCCAATAAAAGCATAAATTGAATTTGCCGAAACAATAGAATTATTTAAATTAGAAGCTAATACACCATTGGAAGATCCACCCCCACCCCCACCAAAATTACCAGTCATAGCATCTGTAATAAAAAATCCAGTGGAATTATTTACGCAAAAATATATGCAATTTTGTTCGTGATTGAAATTAAGAGCCATATGTGTAAATTTATATCTTTTTACACTCTTTTAGAAACGTGGCTTTTTATTATTATAATCTAGTATGAAATTTAGTTTATATAAGCCTAATTCAAAAGTTACTGGATGCGCTTTTCAATTTAAAATTGGACAGGGTAAAAATGAAGAAAAGACACTTTATGTCAGCGCAATTCAACAAGCTTCGTGGAATGAAAATACAAAAACTGGATCATTTTCAGACAATGCAAAAAATCCAGAAAAAACATTGAATATTAAATTAAATGAAAATGAAATTGGAGGATTGCTTTATGCAATTAGACAATATACAGACTTTTCAGCATTTCATACATTTGATGAAAATAAAACTCAAATCAGCTTCAAACCATATACAAAAAATAATGATGCAAAAACAAAAGCATTTTCATTCACAATCTCAAGAAATGGAAATCAAAAATTTGGAATTGGAATTGAATTAGGTGAGGCAGAAGCTTTATCTGAATTTTTAAAATTTACTTTATCTGAAATCTACTATAGCAGAAATTTTTCAAAATCTGAATAATGAAGAAAAAGATCGTCTTTCATTCAAATTTTTCTAAAGCTTTTACTGGTTTTGGCAAAAATGCAAAAAATATATTAAAATATTTACATTCCACAAATAAATACGAAATTGTTGAAGCTGCAAATGGAATGATGCATGGATCTCCAGAAACTCAAAAACAACCTTGGAAAGCGTATGGAATGGTTCCCCAGCAGCAAAAAGCAGAACAATTAAAAGCTCAATTTCCAGGCATTGAAAATGCATTTGGTTATGGTAGTGGAATGATTGATGAAGTTATTCAAACTGAAAAACCAGATATTTATGTTGGAGTTGAAGATATTTGGGGATTTTTAAGCTATTGGGATAAACCTTGGTGGAATAAAATTAATTCAATGATTTGGACTACTTTGGATAGTTTGCCAATTTTACCAGATGCAATTAATGCAGCACCAAAGATTAAAAATTATTATGTTTGGGCTTCTTTTGCTGAAAAGGCAATGAAGTCAATTGGATATGATCATGTAAAAACATTAAGAGGGTGCTTAGATACTTCTAAATATTATAAATTACAACAAGATCAAAGGCAAAATTTGAGAAGTAAATGGGGACTTTCAGATTCTTTTGTTATTGGTTTTGTATTCAGGAATCAGCTTAGAAAATCTGTGCCAAATTTATTGGATGGATTTAATTTATTTAGACATAGTAATCCAAAATCAAATGCAAAATTACTTTTGCATACGCATTGGTCTGAAGGTTGGGATATTCCAAGATTAATAAGAGAAAAAAATATTCCAAATGAATTAATATATACTACATATTATTGTTCCGAATGTGGAGAATATGAGGTTAAACCATTTTTGAAGCAAAACTTACCTTGTAAATTTTGTGGAGCGCAATCTTCGCAAAATACAACAAATACTGGAGCAGGAGTTTCAGAAAATCAATTAAATGAGATTTATAACTTAATGGATGTATATTGCCATGCATTTACAAGTGGTGGGCAAGAAATTCCAATTCAAGAAGCAAAATTAACAGAATTAATTACATTGGTTACAAATTATTCTTGTGGTGAAGATTCATGTTCGCATGAAAGTGGAGGAATTCCATTAGAATGGACTGAATATAGAGAGCCAGGTACTCAATTTATTAAAGCTTCAACATTGCCAACTAGTATTTCTGAAAAGCTAACTGAAGTATTTTTTCTACATCCAGATAAAAAAGAAAAAATAGGACAAAAATCAAGGCAGTGGGTTATAGATAATTTCTCAGTAGAAGTAATAGGAAAAAAGCTGGAAGACATTTTTGATTCCTTTGAAGATATTGATTATGATTTTAATTTTATAGATAAACAAGTTAATTCAAATTATCCCATTCCAAGCATTGAAAACAATGAAGATTTTGTTATTGATTTGTATAAAAATATTTTAAATGAAATTATTGATAAAAATAGCTCTGCATGTATTGAAATGTGCAATCATTTAAAATTAGGCGCACCAAAACAAGATATTTATAATCATATTTTAAATCAAGCAAAAACCGCTTTAAATAAACCAAAGCAGATTTCTTTTGAAGATTTATTGGATAAAGATGATGATGGTAAAAGATTAGCAGTAGTAATTCCTCAATCTGGAGGAGATGTTTTAATGGTTAATGCGCTTCTTGAAAATTTAAAAACATTATATCCTGAATATAATATTTATATTTTTACTGATCCTAGATTTAATAATTTAATTATAGACAATCCAGCAGTTCATAAAGTTTTACCATTTCATCCAATGTGTGAAAATCTTCTTTATTTAGAAGGTCAAGGGCAACATAAAGGATTTTTTGAATTGGCGTTTTTACCGCACATAACTACTCAAAAAGTTTTTGGTTATCAACATAACGGAAAAGACAAATTACAATTTTCATTAGTATAATATGGGGCACTTAATAGAAGAATACGCAAAAAATTTAGGAGTAAAAATTGGAAAACCAATTTTACAAAATCATTATTATCCTATTTTAGCTGAAAAATATATAACAATTCATTGTGATAACAAGATTGATTCAAAAAATTATGAATACTTTCCACAAGCACTAACTTTATTAAAGCCAATTTTACGTCATAATGGTTATAAAATTTTTCAAATTGGTGGACCAGAAGATCCAAAATTAAAAGATGTAGATGGGCATTTATTAAATTTAACATTTCAACAATCTTCTAATGTTATAAAAAATTCTCAGTTGCATATTGGTATTGATAGTTTACCAGTACATATTGCTAGTATGTATGATATACCAATAGTTGCAATTTATTCTCACATCTATCCAGCAAATGCTTATCCATATTGGAGTTCTAAAGAAAAAGTGATTATTTTGGAATCTGACAAAAATGGATATAAACCATCTTTTTCTTATCAAGAAAACCCAAAAACTATTAGATCAATTAAACCAGAGCAAGTTGCTCAATCAGCATTAAATTTACTTGGATTAAATTTTGAAATTAATTTTGATACTTTATATATTGGAAGTCATTATCATATTCCAATCGTAGAAGTTATCCCAAATTTTAAAGCAAATATTGAAGATCAAAAAAATAATACAATTTATATAAGATCGGATCTGCATTTAGATATTGATAATCTTGCATTTTGGTGCGCAAATTATAAAGTTAAAATCATTGCAAAAGAAATATTACCATTAGATTTATTAAAACATTTTTCTAAAAATATCGATACTATATTTTTTAAAATATCTGATTTATCAATATCTAATGAATATTTTGAATCACTTAAAAGATTAAAAATTAAATTTAATATTTGCACATTAGATAAAGAAAATTTATCTAAATTTAGAAGTAATTATTTTGATTTTGGAATTGAATTTGACAATGAAAAAGAAAGAATTTCAAATTTTAAAAAAATAAATTCAAATTTTTTAACTTCCAAAGTAATTCTTTCAAATGGCAAGACATACGCTAGTGAAATGCATGTAGCAGAAGATAAACCGCTTGACAAAGAAGTGAGTGTATCCTATGATGATGATCGCTTCTGGAAAGACTCAGAGCATTTTTACTTCTATGAACAAAACAGAATTCAAGTATAACGAAAACGGAACAATTAATTGGCGAGCAATGGTCAAGCCAGAACATCTTTATCCAAATAAAGATTGGTTTGAACTGCGTAATAAGCCAGTACCAGAATCAATTGAGGGATTAGCTGACAATCAGCTTCTAATTAAACTTGGGGGTCTTAAAGAGCTTGCAAAACTCAGGGGCTACAATCAAGTTTCATACGAAGTGATTAAATGCGAAAGAGATTACGTGGTTGTTAAGTGCAAAATCCACTGGAAAGCTTTAATGGATGCTGTTCCATCGATGGTTATTCTAGAAGATCCTTGCGCTTTTGAAGATATGGCTAATGCCACTCTTGAAAATACAAACGATTTCTGTGCAAAATTCCTAGAAACAATTGCTACAAATCGCGCATTTGTTCGTTGTGTTCGCAATTATTTAGGAATTAATATTGTTGGTGATGATGAAATTGATAAATCAAAAAATAAAATTTCTTCATACGAAGGTTCAGAATCTACAATTGTAAACATTACTCCACAAGGTTTGTTAAAAAAGCAAGCAAAAGATAAATTAAATTGCGAATCATTTGAAGAATTTAAAACTTTTTTAAGAAAGCTTTGGAGTGAAAAATTATGGCAAAATGAAAATGTTTCAGATTGGAAAGATTTTGCTGATGTACCAGCAAAAGAATGCCGCAAACTTAGCTCTCTTATTAAATAATGAACTCTTTTATTAAAAAAATAACATCAGTAAAAGAATGGCAAGAAATGATGAAAGATATTGTAGAAATTTTTACCATCGATGATGAAACAGCCCATCAATTTGGATTAAAACATGATACTCAATTAATGATAAAATCTTTTTCTCATGAAACTTTATTAATATGGAATATGCATGTGTGGGCACATTTTAATGGACAAAAGTGGGATGCAATATTTATCGGTTCAATTCATAAATCAGAAAAATTTGGGAAAAAAATCATGGATGAATATCTTTGGTTAGCTAAAAATTCAAATAAAGGATATTCACTATATAAAATAGCAGAAAAATTTGCAAAACAACAAAAATGCGAATATATCACAATGAATGTCACAGACTTGCATCCAAAATCAAATAAAATTAAAAATTTCTATACGAAAATTGGATACAAAAAAGATTCAGAAACTTACATTAAAAAAATTTAATAGTTTAAAATCACAATGGATCTGCTAGTTATTGGGGAAATTTTCTTCATATTTTGTAATTCATTAAAATTTACTGATTGAATATTAAATACATAAGTTCCGACATCGCCATTTTCAGGAATCGGCCAATCATATATAAATGAATTAATTTCAGTTTTAAAATTTGAAATTGGAACTGTCGCAGCAAAATTGCTAGTAGTAATAGAAGGAGTTCTTATTAAAATATTAAATTCAGTTGCATTAACAACTGAATTCCATTGTATTCTAATATGATTTTTTCCATTGACAACTACTTGCGTTAAAGATGTTATAACTGGAGATAATAAATTATAATTTGCTTTTTCTAAAATACTAGCCTGTTCAATACCTAAAAAATTAAAACTCGCTCTTAAATCATCAATATTTGAATTTTCTTCAATTTCTTTAAACTTATCTAAATTATACTCATACGCAACAACATTATATTCATTTATATAATTTTCAATAATAGATGTAATTTTAAATGCTTTATTATTTTTATTATTTAATAATAAAGAATAAGGAGATCCAGTTACTAATTTGCATAAATTATTTATAGTTGAATCTTTGTAGGTGCTATTATCATCTTCTGTTCTAATAAGTTTAGATCCAGTTATTTCAGTCCAACAACTTTCATTATTTATACCTACAGTATATCCCACAATACTAAATGAATCTATAGATGGCCTATCATACTCAATTACATTTTTAAAACTTATTTTTGGATCTTTATATTTTGAAAGATTAAAGCTATAACAATGCGTACCAACAAGATTTTTTGGACTATTTAAAGTGAAATTTGTGCTTCCATCAATCATGGAAAATTGTTCAGATGATTGTTCAGATAAAAAATCTGAAATTAAATATTTGCCAGAATTAAAATGCTGGAAAAAATAATTTTTATATGGTAATTGATATTTTAATTCTTCATTATTAATTATATCAAATCTAATATCATTTCCATTATTAGAGTTTAAAGAAGTTGAGAATTTCCAATGCCCATACTTTGATGCTTCACAATTCATATTTTGATTTTCAATATAATTCAAACAACCTATTATTGAACATGTCTTTTTGCCTTTATTCACATTTGAAACATAAATATCATATATTTTATTAACACTACCTGTAAAAGATTTTACAGTGCTTGTTGTATCACAAGTAGACATATTAAATGTAAATTTAGTTTTATTTGGATTTTTTAAAATATAATTACTGTAAGTAGTTCCATTATCACTTGTGATGTCACCTATCCAACCAGTTTCTTCAGGAGCATTTAAAATGGGAGATTCAATTGTAAAACATAAATCATCTGGAACATATTGAGCATTTGCATAAAAATCATCATATTTTGGTTTTGCAACTGGTATATGTAATGTTATACATTTATCGTTATAAATGTTTGGATCTAAACATTTATCAATAACTATTTTAAATAAAGTGGGATCAGTTAAATTTTCAAAACATTTAACAATACCAAAATTTTTATATGAATTAAATAATTCATCATGAATATTAATTAAATCTCCAGGTCTATATAATAATATTCTATTATCTGTAGTAAAATTAACGATTGAATTTTCTTTTGATGTTTGAAATAAAAAATGACATCCAAATCTTCTAGCTTGACTTTTTGATGTAATTCCAAAAGCATTTATTTGCTTTTTTAATATACCTCTTTGCCGTACTCCATTAGAATCTTCGACATATTCAATTTTTGGTTTATAATTATCTTTTTCATCAACATACGCAACATCTACAGCAGTAAATTCATCATCTTTTTTATGATTTGAGTAAGTGAATAAACCATCTTTTACATCTGAATTATTAAATTCTCCTATAATCGGCTTTAATCTATCGTCACTAAAAGTAATTAAAGAATTCATATAGTAGACGTGACCTCTAAAAATAGAGGCAACTTGATTTATCATATCGAATATATTAAATTTTTCAGTTATTAAAGCATTAAAAGAATGCCTTGGTTCAACGCCTCCGTAAGCATCTGGAACTCCATAATAATAACCATTATCATCTACGGCATCACACCATCTTGCTATTTTATACAACTCCCAAATATCCACTTGTTCAGATTCAATATAATTACCTAATCCATATCGTTTATTAATTAATAAATCCATTAAGATCCAAGCGGGATTATTTGACCAAAATAATTTAAATGTACCATCCCAATCACCATCATATATTTTTTCAAGATTATTTGTATTTAAATATCTAACATCTTCATTATTCTCATTATTTGGAAAATAATTACTTGGAACTAATATTTTTTTTAATTTGCAATGGAAAGTCCTATTAGGAATTTGAGCAAATGCTCTTGCATCCATTTTTGTTCCAACAATAGCTGAAAATGGATATGAAAATTTATGTGGAACAATTTCTGTAACTTTACGAACTCCAATTCTTTTAGAAACTAAAGTGGATAATGTTTCATGAGATTTTTTTGTAATTTTTATATATCTTTTTATTGGATTCCCATTAGAATCTTTTAAGGGTTTTGGTAATTGAATAATTGTTCCAATATCAGCTGAGAGAGTATTTTTTTGATTATAGTAAATATTTGAAGTTGATATACTATATGCTTGTAAGCTCATTTTTGAATTTTCACAAATAGCGTATGAAGGCTGTTGATAAGAAATAAATCTCATATCATTTGCAATATATCCATCATCAATTAAAATTTGTTCTACATCTTGTATTTTTAATGATGAAGCGTAACTAGTGCAAAAAGCATAAAGAACATATTTTTTACCAGAAGTCTCTTCTGTTAAAATTCTTTTTTTTCTATCAGATGGAGCGGTAGGTGAGATAACATTCTCTGCAACAGTAAGCGTTTTTACAGACCACTCAGTTCTTATATTATTCCCACGAATACCTACAAATTTTGGTAAAAATGATATATCTAAATTTGGAAATACAATATCTTCATCAAAAGCATTAGTATAAATTAATTTATTAGTGACCTTATCAAGACCTATATAATAAGTCATTTTTGGAAAGGAAGAATTAACAGCTGGTTGACTATTAGGTATAAAACGGAGTTTATTTGATCTCGCATTAGGGTCGTATTGAAAAGCACTAGGATATGACTCCCATACATCGAAAGATTTTGGCGGCCATGGCCAAACCCTAAAACCTGGCCAACCTTTTTTATAAATTTCCCATCTAACAATGTTATTAGTTATTGGTACAATTGTGGTATTATTAACTTGACTAGTTCTTAACCTTTGAATACCTGAAACATCTAAATAATGTGGCCGACCTAAATGGCCTTCATATGTGTTATACTGTTGATTAAGATTAGATGTATCATAAAAAATTGTAGCTCTCAATCCAGAAGGCGCAGAATAAAACCATCTTATAGATATTTTTTGTGTAGTTATGTAATTAAATAATATTTCATTAGGGTTATTATCCGATACATAATCTACATACCATTCATTTTGAAATACTATTTCTTTAGCATCTGAATAAACTTCGCTAAGAGGAAAATCTGGAATAGTCTTTAATTCACTATAACCAGCGTCTCTACTTGGAAGATAAAAAGCTAAATAAGATATATTGGTATTTTTTGCATAAAAAATCCAAAATTTAGCATCTATTTGAATATTATTCACAAGACCAGAAGCTTGCAAAGATAATCTTTTATCAATTGATTTTAATGATATAAAATCACTATTTTGTACTTCGATTTGATTATTATTTAATGTCCAATTTATATTTTTAATTTGTGCAGAAGAAGTGAATTTTGTTGAATATTTAAATTTTGATTTATTTAAATTATTTAATAAGTCACTAGAAGATAAATATTCAAGATTTGAAATTATATTCTTTTTTATTAATTTAGAATTTATATAATCATTATTTTCTATAATAGTATTTATAATATAATCATCAATATTAGTTTCAGAAATTGCCTGATTAGTAATACTTAATTTTGAACTATTGTATGAATTAATAGCAGTAGATAATTCTTTATTTAATTGCTCTATTGTTTTATTGTATGTATTATTTGCATCAGGAATAACTCGTGAATCTGGAGCAATAAATCTTATAAAAAATTCATTATAATTATCATTTTCATTTGAATTAAAAGATAAAATTAAATCATTTGGATAAGTTTTTTCTAATATTAAAAAATTACTTTGATCACCAATATATGTAGAATTATTTAAGATGTTTTTATAAATAATAAGTTTTAAATCTTTTGTTTTTGAGAGTTTATTGTTTTCTGAACCTGGACCTTGATAATCAATATATCCAAGGTCTGATCTAGGAATCCAAGTAGGTTCTATAGTTATTTTTTGAAAATATGTATATTTATAATTAAATATACATACGTCTAAATAATCAGTGCTATTGCAAAATAATGTATATTGATCGTATTTACACGAAGGATTTCCATATTTATTAAACGAATCTGCAGAAAGACTTAATAATAATGCATCTGTAAATAATATATTTGAATTTAAAAATGTTGAAGATAAACCTAAATCTAAATTAGTATAATTTTGATTTAAAAACTTACCAACATCATCAGCAGACAAATTATATTTTAAATTATTTTTAATGTATTCAAAATTTGAATCTAAATTATAGCTTGAAGATTTTGTTGAATCATATATTTGACAAAGTCCATATTGAGTAGAATTAAAATTTAACTTAGATATATTATATTTTGAAAGTTCTAAATCAGCAATATTAACATTTGAAAGTAAATTCATATTTCCAACATAAAAATTTATTTTATCGCTTAGATAAAAACAATTTATTAAAGCAGAGCCATTACATCTTGTTACTTTAATAAAGTATAAATCTTGATTATTTAAATAATAAGTTCTATATTTCGTTAGGTATCCTCCTTGATCAGAGCTTCTTTTGCAAGCGTTTACAAAATCATAACTTTTTCTACCTAGATCTACAAGAGCGGGATCAGAAGACATTCCATATATATTATATCTATATGAAAAAAATTCACCAGCATTTTTAAAAGTATTATTTTCTTTAGATTCGTATCCAGATTCAATATCAACAACAACTATTGCTGGCAATTTTGTGCCTGCTGTAATATTTTGTTTTGCTGTTTGATAAGTTGGGTTTTTTTGTGCTTCATTCTCAATTTGTATCATGGTGGTTGTTCCCTCCGTTCGATTCCATTTACCATACCAATTTGTTATATCAGCTCCATTATTATTAGAAGTATAATTAAGAGCATTATCTAAATTTTTAAATAAATCATAGTAAAACACTGAATCATTAGCATCAATAGAAGAATACTCATCCCTAAAAATATTAAGATTATTAATATTATAATTTGTCGCTGATGCTGGTGGATTATTTAACAAATTCTTTAAATAAGAATCTCCATTTTTAGGATCAAAATATTCTATGTCTTTATAATCAACTCTTGTATAAGAGTATACAAGAGTTGAACCTATTAAATTTCCATTTTTAAATTTCGAAATTATATTTTGCAACTTAGAGGTTGAATTATAATTTGTTACTTTTGTTTTACTTGCAGAAATTGATACGTCAAAATAATAATCTTCAATGAGTTGATCTAAAATATATTCTTTTAAATATGTTAAAGAAGCATCTTTAAAAAAATTAATTTGACTTTTTAAATAAGAACCGTTAATTCCAATTAAAAAAATTCTAGAAGGGGGTGCGTTTAGAATTTTTGGATTTATTATATATTTATATATATTTGGATAACGAATTTCAGATAAATCAGGATTTGCTGTATTGTTTATTATTAAATAATTAAAATCTATATATTTATATATATCTGTAGAAATAATTGCATTTGAATCAAATCCAATAGCATCAAAATTAGGATATCTATAATTAACGCGACTTATGAAAAAAGAATAATCAGGATCAATTTCGATCTTTAAATTTGGATCATTTAATGGCTCAAAGGTCCAATTATTATCTAATAAATATTCTTTTTCATCTAATCCGTAATCATAATATGCCTCATTATTAGAATTTAAAGTTTTAAGTTTAGCTTCCAAACTAAGACGTGATGTTGGAAACGCGAATGACGCAAGAGTGTAATTATATTGCTTGGGTATTTGATAATCAAATAATTTATTAGTAACAAGTGCCCCCCACCTTACATTATTTGTATTTATTGTTGGCGTAATTAAAGTTTCAATATCTGGAATAATAGGACTTAATGCTGAAATAGTTTTATAAAAATTAGTACCAGCGACACTTTTTTGCAATCTAAATAAATCATCAAAAAGCGTTCTTAAAAATGACTGTATGTCTCTACTAGAGAAAACAGTAGGATTATATGCAGTAGGGTATTGTGTAAAATTTCCTCTTGTATAATCAAGAACTTTTCCATATGTATTTGATATATCATACCCATATTTAATTGCATTTATTATACGTTTTTCTCCAGTGCCATCTTTTTTACCATAAGATAAAAAAATTATAGATGCTGTTGAATTTGTTAAATCTTTTTTTAATCCTAATGCATTTTCATATGTGTTTATTCCCAATCCAGGCCGATCAGTTTGATAATATTTTCCAATATTACTGCAACCATTACCATCTTGTCCAAAAGCTGAAATATTTTCAGAAACTAAATCTACATGATTTGTGTCATAAAGAGAATCTATAGAAATGGTGACGTAAGCACATTCAGTATTATCGTTTGTAACATAATGAGTTATTGGAACTGCTTCTTGAGAAGTTCTAGATGCACTCACTTTATTAAAATTTGTATAATTTAGTACAACATTTCCTAATACAAAAGGAGAACTTTTACAATCATAGTCGATTGGCCAATATTTAACATATCTTATATCGTCACTTGTTTCACTATCAATGTCTATATTTAATCCAGGTAATACAAAAGGACTTGATTCGCTATAACTAGTAATTCTTTGAACGCCACCAAAACCATCTGCTTTAGCGGGTTTTTGATCGTTAGTTACGCAATATGGTCCAACTAATTCTTTTGAATAATCAAAATCAATTTGGATATTTGAAAAATATTTTAATGGAGCTTGAATTTCGGCTCCATTTTTAAATTCACTTTGAACTAAATTATAATTAAATAATGAAGAATTATTTTGGAATATATATAATTTTTTAAAATACTTATTTAAAATGTTATCGATTTGTTTTATTCCTGTATCTTCACTATAAATAGACCAAATATAAATATTTATATCATACCCTTCAAATCCATAAACTGAAGTATCTAAAATTTTATTTTTTGAAAATGTTTTTTTGCCAGCTAATGTTGAAACATTATTATTTACATAACTTCTAGGAAGTTCAAAATAATTAAACGAATTTAGAGTTTCACTTCCAATTGAAAAATAAATATAATTAGATAAATCATTTATTCCAATTTTTAATGGAGATGCGGAATTCGCACCACCTTCTTCAGGATCAAATTGATCTTTTGGTAAAAAGAATTTAAATGATGGAATATTAATTATAGTTAAAAAAGGTTTTTCATTTATAATTGGAGATAAATCAAAAGATTTTTGAATTAATGGAATAGCATCAAATGAGCCATTTAAAGATTTTACAAATTCATATATAGATGAGGCTGGATGAAATGATGTAAATGTTATATCTTTATTAAAATTTTGGTCTTCTATTGAATTTGCATATAAAATATTTTTATTCGGAGATGTTGTATTTAAAGTTGATTGCTTCCAATGCGTTATTAGAAAATCTTTTATAAAATTAATATTAATTTCAACTGTATATTCAGAAGATGTTTCTTTAATTGGAGTATCGTCAAGATAAATCGCTTCAAAGATATTTTCATCATAAACTTTTTTTCCATTTTTGTTTATTAAGCCCTCGATAGGTCCATCCGAAATTAAATCAACCATTTCCGCATAAGAAAAAGATGATATAGTATCTATATTTTTGAACTGTGGAGGAGCTAAAACTGAAGGATATTGAGTAACTTGAGGTGGTGGATAATCTGGCGTTTTAGGGCCACCACCACCAGCACCTTGTAGTGTTAATTTTTTCTTAAAAAGTAAATTTTTCATTTTAATTTGTCAAATAATCCAAGAATACAGAAGAATTTTCATTAGTTTTAAATTCAGAGTCAATAGTCTGATTTGTGGAATAGTTTTTTATAGAAATCATTAAAACATTAGATGAATGTTTTATTTTTCCATAACCAATTGGTATAGAAGCCCCTTGAGAAGCACGATTCCTGTCATTTGAAAAAATATAAGACTTTCCTAAAGCTTCAATTTGAGCTGTAGCGCCACCAACGGCTAATTTTTTTTGTGGAGGAGCGCCTTGATTATTAATACTGGCCATGATAGCTGAAACAGCAAGTGAAATAGCAGTTGCAATAACAACATTTACCAAAACAGTAACCACAGCAAAAGCAAAACTTTCAACAGCAAGACCCATTCCAGCTGCAACAAAACTTCCAGAACCAGTAATTGCAGGAATTATAAAATATTTTCCAATTTTTCTTTTTTCAATAAACTGATTTTCATTTTCAATTAAATGACCATCACAAATTATAAAATAATTATAATTATTTTTACTTAATGAAAATATTTCTTTTAAAAAGCCAACTCTATTGCAATCAATAGCTTTTAAAGCAGATTGAATGCTTGAAATATTAATTTTAAAAAATGAACCAAATTTTATTGATAATAAACCTTTTAGATGAATTTTAGTCATGATATTTTTATTTTTTTAATGGATCAAATTCAGCAGAAAATCTTGAATCACTAGGTTCATTATAAGAAAAATTATTTTCTGATTCAAAAGTTTCATCAGTTCTAAAATTTTTAACACTAATATTTATTAAACTAGATCCAGATAAAAATTTTCCATAACCAAATTGAACAATAGATCCTTGTGTTGATATATTTCTCAGATTTGAAAATACATAACTTTTACCTGATTCTGAGCCAGTATAAACCCCGCCTCCAGTAGAACCTTTTGTATCTATAGATCTACGCTTGGGATCTTTCGCCATTAACAGAGGAATTGCGAAAGAAGCTATTTCAAAAGCGCCAAGGAAATCTCCTGTAAAGTAGAAGTAAACAATAGCAATGATTATTATTACAATTGCAACAATTATTCTTACAAGTTTACTCGATCCACCTATTAAAGGAATAATATTAATTTCATTAGAATTTTTTTCAATACAGTAATTAAAACCTTTTGAATGTAATTCTATTATTTTTTTTCTAAAACCACTTTTTACACAATCTATAGCATCAATTATGGTTCTAAATTTATTTATATTTAAATAAATTTTAAACGAAGATCCAAATATTTTTGACAATAATCCATGAAATTTTATTGTATTCATATTAATTCCTTTAACCTTTGTATAATATTTACATCATAATCTTTATATTCGGGTTCATAAATAAAAAATTTTTCAGTTACTACTGAATAAATTAAAAAAGGATAACAACAATTTTCAGAAGTTTTTTCGTCAAAATTAGAAGATTTTTCATCGCCAAGCAAATGAGAATGAAAAATTAATAAGCATTTGTATTTATTTAAGAAGCATAAATAATCATAGGGATCTATCATAAAATACGATAGTGGATCTTTTGATCTATTTTGCATTTGTTTATAAATAATATTATTTTCTTCATCAATACCTACAATACAACACAATTCCGCCAATAAAGAACATTCAGATTCAGCCTTTAAAAAAGATACTAATTCTCTTAAATTTTTAAATTTACAATCAATATTACTCATAACTAAATGTATCAGTACCTGGAAATCCACCAAATGGAAGAATTTGATTTACAGTATCGCTATCATTATATGCTGTAGTTCCATTTGATGAAAGATAAAAAGGATCTGAAAATCTTTTTTTACATGCTTTTAAGGTTTTAGAGCACCCATCTTTTTCCCAATAATTAGCAGATTTATTGGGTATGATAAATTTAGAAGCTGTATGAGAGACTATGCAAACAAACCAAGTTCTTGGCGGGTCTTTAAATCCACTAAAGTCAATATTATCAATATATACTATATCTCCTTTATTATAAAAAGTACCAAGTTCCCATTTAAAATTTTTAATTGTATCAGCAAAAGTAAAATCTTTAAATGTTCCAGCTTCATTTTTTATAAATTGATTCTCCGATCTATCAAATCCAACTGAAAAATCTTCGTCATTTTCTTTACAAATTAAATCTCCTTGATAATTACATCCCATTCCTCTATATTGCCAATAACAGTATCTTCCATAAATTGCTCTAGTTGCAGTTTCTAAACTCTGCAAATCAAAAGGAGTAATTAATTCAAATTGAATTATCTGCTTATTTTCCATAATTTTTTGAGATACCAGGTATTTCTCTTTAGATATATAAGCTAGAGGATCTGGATAGCCAAATGGATTTTCATTTTCTTCAAAATTTGCATTATCTAAATGTTTTAAAAATAATTTAATTCTTACAAATTTACCATTTCTAAAGTCTGAATAATCTCGAAGAATATTAGATATTATATATTCAGAATTAGATACTGAAACTTTTGGCCTAGGCAACCTACCCATTATATTCGCCTCGAAACCTTCAACTTCAATTGCTGAAGAATAATATTTATTATTATTCCATATAATATCACTTGTTAAATTATTAGTACCAGCGTGAAATCTAAAAGGCTCTTCATTAATAGAGAAATATAATTCATATAATTCAATAATTGCCGAAGGTTCAAGATCTAGTAAAGATCTACCTAATTCATATCTAGCATTTAGTGCCAATTCATCTCTTGTTGCCATACTTATTATAAATTTAACTTATAAAAACTCTTGACTTTAGTTTGATTAAATTTACACTGTATATATATGGGATATAGAAATCAGTTTGATTATTCTGGTGAAAATCAGATTTCAGGTGAAACTGCAGAAAATTTATTTGAATTAATAGCCAAAAAAAAGAATTTTTCAATTCAAAAAGCTACCTTAAAACAGCAATACTCTCATATTGATTTTATTTTAAAAAATAAAGATAAAACTTATTTAATTGATGTAAAAGCAAGAAAAAAAATAAATAGACATCAAAAAGATTTTCAAGATGATTTAATTTGGATTGAGTTTAAAAATGTATTAGGAAATATTGGTTGGCTTTATGGAGCTGCAGATTTCATAGCCTTTGAAAGAGAGAAGGATTTTGTTTTAGTTGCTAGAAAAAATCTCATTACTTTATGCGAAAGCATGGTTAAATCTCAAAGAGTTTCAAATCCAGCGGATGCGCTTTATAAAATCTTTTCAAGAAAAACAAGAAAAGATGAATTGACACTAATTAAAATGGAAGATATTTTATCTAAAACTAAAACTTATATATGGGTAAAGGAACAATAGAATTTATAGCGACAGCAGGCATTCATAAAGAGTGGTTAGAAAAAAAATTTATTGATACAAGCATTAACACAAATAATGCTGGTGCAGTAGTTTTTCAAACTAAAAATGGTGATCAAATTTTTTTAAACCCTAATTTTCAAATTAGATTTGTATACAAAGGCATTGAATTAGAAGGATATTTTTTAATTGGCAACTGTTTAGGAAATGCAGTTATTTTAATTTCAGATTATAAATCAAATGAAGCAAGCTCTATCATATAAGGACGTAGTTTTACTGCCTAAATATTCAGAAGTTTTATCTAGAGATGAAATTTCTACAAAAGTTATTTTTTGTAATAAAGAATTTAATTGTCCAGTATTGCCAGCAAATATGGCTTGCACAATTAATTTTAAAATTGCATCTGAACTTTCTGAAGCTGGATATTTTTATATTTTACATAGATTTTATGATTATAATGAAATTTTTAAATGGGTAATAGAAAATCAAAATTTAAAAACAATAAGTTTAAGCGTTGGAGTTAAAGATAAAGACTACGATTTTCTTGAAAAATTATCTGAAGAATCGAATTGTAATGTTGATTTTATTACTATTGACGTAGCTCATGGACATCATTTAAATGTTAAAAAAATCTGTAAATTTTTTCACTCATTACCTTGGAGTAAAAAACCAAAATTAATTGTTGGAAATATTGGAACGGTAGAAGCTGCAAGAGATTTAATTGAATGGGGTGCAGATGCACTTAAAATTGGTTTGAGCATGGGTAAAGCATGTACAACTTATAATTCAACTGGAGTGGGAACTCCAATGTATTCAGCAGTTAAAGATATTTGTTATGCCTTAAAATTTGATGAATTGAAAAGTGTTTCAGTTATTGCTGATGGACAAATTAGAGATATTGGGGATGCTGCAAGAGCGATTCATGCTGGAGCTAAAATGGTAATGGTCGGATCTATTTTTGCTGCATGTCAAGATAGTCCCGCTGAATTTAATTTTTACAAAACACATAAAATATTTTATGGTTCAGCTTCCGCAAAAAATAAAGGTTCTGAAAAATATGTAGAGGGTAAAGAAGAAATATCTTTACCTGTTTCAGATTTAATTTTAAATGTTTTAAATAAATTTGAACAAGGTCTTAGGTCAACAATGTCCTACGCTGGAGTTGAAGATGTATCAAAAATACATCTTATGGGTGTAAGACAAATATATGTCTGACACAAAGAATAAAATTCAAAAAATAGTAAATGTTTTCGAAAGCGGTAAAGCAGATGGCGATTATGGATGTATATCTTTATATGAAGATGGCCCAAATGGAATTAAACAAGTTACATATGGAAAAAGTCAAACAACTGAATGGGGAAATTTACGAGACTTGGTTAAAATGTACATCGACAATAATGGTCAATACTCCGATGTGCTTCACGTTTTTCTCGATGACATTGGACGCTCTTCTCTTGTTAATGATAAAAATTTCATTCATATCTTAAAACAAGCTTCTAAAGATGAAGTTATGAAACAAACTCAAGATGCTTTTTTTGATAAGCATTATTGGCAACCAGCAAAAGCTTGGTATGAAAAAAATGGATTCAAAACAAATCTATCGATGCTTGTAATCTACGATTCTTTTATTCATTCTGGTTCTATTCTTAAATTTTTAAGAGAAAAATTTTCAGAAAAAGTTCCAGCAAATGGCGGAGACGAAAAAGCATGGATTAAGTCTTATTCTGAAGCGAGATTAAATTGGTTAAAAAATCATTCAAATCCAATTTTACGAAAAACAGTTTACAGAGTAGAAAATTTTCTAACTGCAATAAAAGAAGAAAACTGGGATCTTTGCAAAACTTTTGTGGCAAATGGTGAAAAAATAGCTTGACTTTGTTTAGAAATTCCTTACTATGTAATATATGCAAACAACAGAAATTCCCACAATCGCACAAGCAATTAAAAATGCCAATTCTGCTCAGGTTGACTGTCTTTGGGCAATTTTAAAGTATAAAGAAATTGGTATTCTTAGGAAAGTAAAATGTATGTCAGAAGTTTTAAATTTTGATATTGATAAAGCTTGTGGAGAACTTCCAATTAACGATAATGGATATATCGTAGATTACAAAACTAGACATCTTATCCACGATGTTCTTTTACAAAAATCTAAAAATGTCAACACCCCTGAATAAAGAATTTATTCAATCTACCATTCAAAGCGAAGTAGTCTCTTATGAGATTGTTGATAGTCAAAATGACTATATAACATCTTATAGCGCAGATTTAAAAAAGAATACAAATGGTAAATTAGATGGCTTGAAACTTGCAAAAGATGCTGTTAAATACAAGTCAGATTATAAAATTTTAGAAGTCTATGACAATGGTTATAGAAAATTATTGGAAATTTAATCGCAGAGTGGACAAGGGGTTAAGTCGTTTGGCTCATAACCAAAAGATCGAAGGTTCGAATCCTTCCTCTGCAACCATTTCCGTAATGTCGCCTAGTGGCTATGGCACTTGGTTTGGGTCCAAGTTATCGAAGGTTCGAGTCCTTCCATTACGACCAATTTTTCAGTAACCACGAACCCAATGGTATATAGGTCTTGTTGTAATTGGAATGTAGCAACATAGAAATCCTGCTGAAAAGCGACACATGCCTCCCTGTGAATGCGGGGTGCGTGGACTGGGAATTCCTAGTCGAAGAGTTGTGTGACTAATCGGAGAGACGATTCCTTGAGTTCCCCCAATTGGGGTGCGACACCTGCCAGTGGCTCCATGCCGCTGAGATCTGATTTAGCATAGCACCTGATGCTTACGCTAGTTGGGTTAGTGGTGTGACACTGGGAGAGACTAGAGATCTTTTAAATTTAAATGGGGACGTATTGGTTTCGACTATTATGACTCTAGTAATTAACATGCAATGGGTGAATTGATCATTTTAAAACAATTCAAAAAAAACAAACGCCGAAGATAATACTGAAGCATTGTTGGCAGAAGCAAACTACATCATCAATAATTTTGATGAATTCCTCGTTGAGGAAGAAGTAGAAGCTGCTGTTTAACAGACAGAAATGGACTCCGTTAAAATTTCTGTAAAACGCAACGGGTAGGGTAAAATCGTGAAGCCCTGAAAAATAAATCGAGAGTTGCTGGTAGACTTCGCGCCAGCAGGTAGACTTAAAAAGTAGGTGATGCGCCATGACAACCTTTAGTCATCAAATGTCGAACGTATCTAAGCATGTAAGTAGTTAGTTATTAGTTAATATTAGGACAGCAGTTCAACTCTGCTCGTCTCCACCAATTTCGGGTAGTTATACTGCTAAGGACGCAGCTCTGACTGTAAATCAGGTACATTTTATGTTGGCTAGGATCGTTACCTAGACTACCCACATTTTAGAAAAATCATAATATATTTTTATTATGAAGTAGTTTAATTCCTTGGTAGGCGAATTGGTAAAGCCAAGAAGCTGTTAACTTCTCGCGAAAGCACTGTACGTTCAAGTCGTACCCAAGGAGCCAAACTATTTTTTGATATATTACATATTCATTGTAATATATTAAAATGAGTAATACTTCAGACGCAGTTAAACTTTGGAGACAAAGAACAAAAAATAGAATAGTAAAATCTTTTGGGGGCAAATGTAATGTTTGCGATTATGATAGATGTCCTACAGCTTTAGAATTACATCATTTAGATCCTTCAAAAAAGAATTTTTCTTTCGGATCTGTAAGAGCAGATCCTAAAAAATGGTCTATAATAGTTGAAGAATTAAGAAAATGCATAATGCTTTGTGCCAATTGTCATAGAGAAGTGCATTCTGGTTTTATTGATTTACCAGAAAATTTAATTTTCTTTAATGAAGATTTTGTAAATTACGAAAGCGTATATAAAAAAGCTGATTTAAATGAATGCCCAATTTGTAAAAATTTAAAAAATAAAAGATTAACTACTTGTTCAAAAAGTTGTTCAGCAAAACTTTCTTTTAGTATTGACTGGGATAAATTTGATTTATATGATTTGCATGTAGTAAAAAAAATGCATAACACTCATATAGCTAAAATGGTTGGTTGTAGTGATGCCGCAGTCATTAAAAGACTTAAAAAATTAAGAATTTATAAATTGTGCTGGTAATTTTATGCCTCTATAGCTCAGTTGGCTAGAGCAGGGCTTTTGTAAAGCTCAGGTCATCAGTTCAATTCCAAGAGTAGGTGTCACTTTTTTATCGTTAGCACATAAAAACAAGTTATTCCTTCTTGATAAAAAGGAATTCCTCCGTTACCCAAATGGCTAAGGGAACAGTCTGCAAAACTGTGAATTTTGGTTCGATTCCAAAACGGAGGTCCAATTTGTGTAAATATAATTACTATGTCATTAGAAAAAGCAATTCAACATGGTAAGGAAAAAAGGAAAAAATATAGGGATTCAAGAAGGTTCGACTGGAGTTGTCGAAATCATGGTAAATGCGATTGGTGCAAAAACGGAAGGCTACATTCTTTTAAATTAAAAGAATTAACAGCAATAGAAGAATTAAAAGAATGGCAACTTCAAACAGAATAGATAAAGTTACTTGGTGGTTATTATTGGCTGAACTTGCGAGCGCAAGAAGCGAAGACCCATTTTGTAAAGTTGGTGCAATTGGAGTTCGTGAAGATGGTTCTATAGCTGGAGTATCTTATAATGGTGCTCCTCCAAAAGTAGAAATAGATTGGTCAGATCGTGATAAACGTAGAAATTACGTTATTCACGCTGAAACTAATTTATTAAGATATATAAAACCAAATGAATGCCCAATTGTCGCAACGACAATTTCTCCTTGTTACGATTGCCTTAAAAATTTAGCAAGTTATGGAGTCAAAAAAATTTATTTTAAAGAATTTTATGATAAATGCGACAAAGATACCTTGACAGATATCGCTGAACTATTTAACATTGAATTGTATCGATGCAAGGAACAGTAAAATTACAAATTGCACAGTTCATTTTTCAATTAATTATTGGATTTGGGTTATTAATCCAAGGTTATATTTTAATAAAGCGAAGCAAATAGCATGAAAACATTAATAATTGATTCCCACAAAGGCACTTTAAATTCAAAAAATTTACATTTAGTAAATGCGCATCAAATTGCGCAAAAATTAAATGCAGATCTTATTTGTTCTTACAAAGGAGTAAATGATGAAATTAAATCAGGTTACGATGCTATTATCTTCAATCACGCATCTCAGTATTCTTTTGTTGATTATGCATGGCTCGAAGCTAATCCAAATGCTAAATTATTTTATATCACAAACGAGTATAATCTTGGTGAACCTCGCATTTTGTGGATGGCTGTAAAAAGAGCAAATAGAAAATACACAGTCATTGCAAATCATCCAGCAGCGGCAAGTAAAGTAGTAACAAAATACACAGATGATTGGTTAATTACTAATTTAAATTCTCTTGTTTACGAGCATGAAAATAAATGCAGCCTACAAGACAAAACAAAAGATATAATTTATTATGGCTCATTTAGAAGTGATAGGTGCAAATACTTTAGCAAATATTTTAGTGACGATCTCGTTGTTTCTTCTCACATTAAAAATGTGGAAAAGTTCAAAGCAAAAGGAATAAATGCAGACTTTATTCCACGCATTGATTGGAATAAAGAGGGATTAAAAGATTATCATTGCTCATTATATATTGAGGATGAAACAACGCATACTCATTACAATCATTTAGCAAATAGATTTTATGAAGCATTAAATTATAATGTAGTACCAATTTTTTCTGAAGAATGTCTTGGCACTATTCATAAATCTGGCTATCCAATTACTACTGATTTAATCTTCTCAAATGTAGAGGGAATGAAAAAAGTAATACAATTTGTTAAAAATAATCCAGATACAATAGTTCAATATATTGCTCATTATTGCATGAGAGCAAACGAAGAAAAACAGAGAACATTGGAAAAAATTAAACAAATAGTGCATGAAAGCTAATGTAGTTTTATCAAATGAAGAAATTCAATTAATTTTTGAAGCTTTAGATCATCTTTATTACGAAAGCCAAAGAGCTTCACAAGAAAGACATGTAGATCATTTGCCAAAATTAAAAGATCACTTTTTAAATAAAAAAAATAAAACAAAAAAGTTACGCAAACGAATTGCCAACTGCACTGGTAAAATAAATTATTTAACTTCTATTTAATTTTTCTACCTTTTTTCCATCCTTTCTGTAGAAAGAAATCAATTTCTTCATTATTTACTTTAATACATTTTTTTGTTTCTATATTTATGATCATTTTTTTTCCCCTACATTTTTGACCTCTATCAAATAAAATCCAATTAGCATTTAAATATTCATTCAATAATTCTTTTTTAATAAATTTTCTCTGCTTTGTTAAAGTATTTTCCATTAAATAACTATTTTTTTTAGTTTCTGAATTTTTCTTTCGTTGATCTTCACTTTGAATTTTTTTCTTACCAGATTTTGACATTTTCTCTAAACTTTCTGGTAAAAATCCCAATTCCCAACCATCTACAAGATATTGCGGTAGATTAACTAAATCTACTTTTGTTGTTTGTTTTGTTAATTTATTATGAATAATTTTTTTTCCAAGGCATGATGTGTGTTTTTTTTGCTGTTTTATAAAATCAAAACCTCCATCTCCTCCAATTTTTAAATTATAACACATTGAATTTTTAATTAAATCATCTGTAACAAGTTCTTTTTCTTTAGCATAAGCATCTTTTCTTTTTGTAAAAATATGTAATATTATTTTTTCAAAATTTTCAATTCCATATTTTTTTATTGCCGCTTTAATATTGAATCCAGATCCATAATAATTATCATTAATATCTTTAGTCTTGTGAACTCCAATATAAAATTTATTATTAATTTTATTTACTATCTTATAAATAACATAAAAATGATCCATGCAATATATTACACGCAAACATTATCAAACATTAAAGTAGAAAGGCAGGGTTAATCCAATCGGAATGTTTGATACTATTCACGCGCACGAAACCCTTATTTATCCATTAATAAGTCAATATGGCTTTGAATTGGAAATGAGTAAATATAAAGATTTTTTTCATTTTCAAACAAAAGATTTAGATAATTTTTTAACTAATTTTTATATTGATGAGAATGGATGTTTTTATTGGGAAAAATTAAATCAAGAATATATTCCTCCAGCTGAAACAGATATAAAGAAAAAAGGATTTAATTTTGGAGAATGGAAACAAATTTCACCTCCAGAAAAAATTGAAGACACTAGAACTGCTTATGTTGAATTTTATGATTTATTTACTTTTCAAGAAGAGCGAATTTTTATCACTTTTTTAGCTCATGTTAAAAAAGGAAAACTTGTTGAACCAATTTCAATCAAATCAATTGAAAGAACAGATTTAAAAAAAGAAGCGAAAGAAACAAAAATTCATCAAGAAAAATGGGAAAATATAAGATCAACTTGGCAGTGGAAGACTGCATCATTCTTACAAGATGCAAGATGGAAAATTAAAAGATTCTTCTTGCCTTTGTTTAATTCTCTCGATAAGCTTGAAAAGAATTTAAGAAAAGAAGCTGAAAAAAAATTTTTAGATGAAAAAGACATTAATAATTGGTGATATTCATCTTCGCCATAAAACAATAATCCAAATTTTAAATGTTTGGAGTGGTCCAATTATCCAAGTTGGAGACTGGTTTGATAATTTTGGTGAAAAAGAAAAAGATACTATAGCGACAGCAAAACTATTTAAGCATTTTGTTCATCGTCCAGATACAATTACCTTAATGGGTAATCATGACATCCAATATAGAATTAAAGATAAAAATGGAATATACTGTTCTGGATACGAACCTTGGAAATACGATGTAATTAATGATATTGTTTCTGAAGAAGATTGGTGTAAATTAAAATACTTTCATTATGAACAGGACTTCTGGTTTTCTCATGCTGGCATCACTGATTATTGGTTTCAGCATCCTTTGGTCGGAACGACCACAGAAACCATTGAACAAAAAATAAATAAAGCTATTCTAGCTTTAGAAGCTCGATCATATTCTGAAATTGGTTGTTTATATGCAGCTGATTATAGTAGGGGCGGAAATCATCATGTTGGAGGATTACTCTGGAATGATTGGCAAAATATCCAAAAACATGATGGAATTGTTGAAATTGTAGGACACACCCCAAATAATAAAATTCGATCAAAAAAACATGATCAAATTAGTATGAGTATAAATGTTGATTCATTTTTAAATGAATTATTAATTATTCATGAAGATGGAGAATTAGAAGTCGTTAACACACAAAGATTTATTAATAAACAATGAGTGCATATTCAGAAAAAGAATTCAACTACAATAGAACACACACTTTTATTCCTAAAGGTTGGGGCTATGAATTATGGATAACTAATACCGAAAAGTATTGCGGTAAACTTTTACATATCGTAAAAGGAAAAAAATTATCTTGGCATTACCACAAATTAAAAGACGAAGTAATGTATGTACAGTCTGGATGTATATCGATAATTTATGGCAAAAGCGAAGATATGAATGATGCTGATGAAGTAGTATTGTTAGCGGGAGATAGCTTTCACATTCCTGTTGGAATAATTCATAGAATTATTGCAATTGATACATCGGAAGTGTTTGAGTTTTCTACACAACACTTTGATGAAGATTCAATTCGCATAGAGAAAGGAGATTAATATGTTATTATCACTAATCGCTAATTTAATTAAAGCAATATCAGCATATTTAGAACTTAAAAACAAATCTTTTTATTATGACATCCTCGAAAAATCAAGAAATCGTCAAACGCAACTCCGCAAAGAAATCGAAAATCTTAGGGCTGAAGGCACTAACGATTCTAACGATATCGCTGATGCTGTGTTCATGCAACTCTGTGCCGAACAAAAGTACTGCAAACATTTATCAGCCACTTATTCTCCGATTGAAAGCAAAGCAAACGATACAAACAAGTGATGGTTTATATACGCCAGATACTGATGAAGTTTGGCATAGCGATTATCGTTTTCGTAAATTGGAGCGTCAAGTTACAATGCAATAATGGAATTATCAAAAACAAATTTAGCTACAATTTTTGCTTGTAAAAAAGGTTATAAAATTTTAAATGGCAAAGTTTTTACTCCAAAAGGTAAAGAATTAAAATTAGCGGATAATTATAAAGGTTATCCTAAAATAGCTATTCGTCTAAATAAAAAATCTTATACAGTACCTATTCATAAAATAGTTGCATATCAAAAATTTGGAAATGCAATGTTTGATAAAGGTGTACAAGTTAGACATTTAAATGGAAATAAATGGGATTTTTCATTTGATAATATTGAAATAGGAACACAGTCTGATAATAGGCAAGATATTCCAGCTGAAAAAAGAAAAGAAATTGGATATAAAGTAAATTTTGAAAGAAGAAAATTATCCAAAGAACAAGCGGACGAAATAAGAAAAACTTATCTATTCCCAAATGGAAAAAGAAAATCTATGCTTAAAATAGCTATCGAATATGGAGTTAGCAGATCTGCAATCAAAAATTTAATTCATAACGAAACATATCTTAGATGAAGGTAGATTTTATAGATAAAATGGGTAGTGACTTAACAGTCGCTAATGCAGCAAGAGTTTCATTTGATAAACAATCAACTTGGGATTATGATTATGAAGAGGACGTTGATCCTGACATCAGAACTATTTCGGATCAATATACCCCATGCTTAAAAGAAGGAGATAAAAAATTAATTAATTTTCTTGCTCGCGAGAATCATTGGACTCCTTTTGGACATTGTTCTCTTCAGTTTAGGATTAAAGCTCCAATTTTTGTTTCCCGCCAGCTTGGAAAGCATCAAGTTGGACTTGTATGGAATGAAATCTCTCGTCGTTATGTAGATAGCGATCCAGAATTCTATTTTCCAGAAAAGTGGAGAAAAAAGAATCCAGATAAGAAACAAGGCAGCTATGAAGATGAATTTGTTAATTTAACATTCGCTGAAGAATGTCAGCCCAAAGCAGTAGTAAACATGGCTAGAGAATTGTATCACGCCATGATTGATATGGGCGTTTGTGCTGAACAAGCACGAATGATTCTTCCTCAGAATATGTATACTGAATGGTATTGGTCAGGAACATTGTTTGCTTTTGCTAGAGTATGCAAACTTCGCCTAAAGAAAGACACTCAAAAAGAAACAAGAGATATTGCAGACCAGATTAATAATTTGGCCGAAAAGCACTTCCCAGTCTCATGGAAAGCTCTTATGTGTAAATAAGAGTATATGATACAAATAATCACATGGGTAACAAGCCATTCTGATCAAATTATTGGTGCTCTTACATCGATTGTAACTGGAGCTTCCGCTTTAGCTGCACTCACTCCAACTCCAAAAGATGATACTTTTATTGGAAAAGTCTATAAATTGATTGATTTTTTAGCATTAAATATAGGTAAAGCTAAAGATAAAGGCGACAAAAAGTAATAATATTTAAAATTAATTTAAAACCCGATTCGAAAGAATCGGGTTTTTTATTGTGTAAATTAAGATATGGATGACGTACAGTCTTCAACTGAATTAGTGCAACTCCTTCATTCTTTTATAGATGGAGGTTGGTTAGTATTGGTTGTTGGGATTGCAGGCATGATGGCTAGATTGGCACTGGCATCTGGAAAGGTAACTATAATACAGTGTATTAAAAATTTAATAGCTGCAATGTTTTGCAGTACTATAACTTGGGTAATCTTAGAGGAAATTAAAATGCATTTTATGTATAAAGCCATCATATATACTTTAGCTGGATTAGATGCTCCAGAATTACTAAAAGGAGCAGTAAAATTAGCTCATGGATTCGCTCAAGATCCTCATTCATTTTTAGTACAGTTAAAGAAAGGTAATTTTTATGGCGGAAAAAAGCACGACTCAACAAATAACGGATCACATAACAAATCACATAGAACTAGAAGTAAACAGAAATAAAATTTTTGTTATTCTTCTTGGCGGATTAATTCTTTGCATGGCATTTTTTGGAAAGATAATTAATGATAGCGCAAATGATGCTTTTGATAAGGTGGAACAGCATTTTACATTATGTAACGATTATTTATCACCTATATTTGACACTTACTCTTGTGTTACTGTAGATGGCGTAGTTAAAGTTGCACATAAAATTACAACTCCAAAAGACGAACTTGAAGAAATGAAACATAGATTTCCAGAAGCAAAAATAAAATTACAGTACTATTTTGAAAATACACCCTGCCATAAAAAAGAGTTGATAGAAAAATTACAAATAAAAACATTGGAAGCTGATAAATATTGGGAAAAAATTATTAAAAATTTTGAATCTGAAAATGCAGTAGATTTTGCAATGGATACGTTAGACAGTGGTGAATTATATAAAAATACAGATGAAATTTTAACCATTATTAATTCTTTGCTTGATTGCCATTTAGAAACTTCAAAAAAAGAGAACGATAAGTGTCAAAAATCCTTGAAATCCTTTAAAAGAATCTGTATAGTGAGTTCATCCATTGGTTTAACTATAATAATGGCAGTAATTATAAAATTCTTCTCTGAAAAAAATGAAATTCAAAAAAGGCATAGCAACGATATCAGTAGAAAAAGTGTGGGACCAAAAAGAAAATACACACCTCGTAAAAAAACAATTCCAAACAAAAAATAAATATGAAAGGGAACGAGATTTTTATATTAATTTTAACCATGTATTGTCTTATATTCCACGTTTGGTTCGATGGAACGATGTAGAAAAAACTATTTGGACAGAATATTGCGGCATTTCTTTAAATTTAAAATATCCACCTAAAGAAAGATATAAATTTAAGCATCAAATTCGTTTTATGGTTGACGAATTGAAATCTGTGGGTTATTACCATAACGACATCCGTTGGAAAAATATTGTAGAAAATGAAAATGGCAGACTGTTTTTGATTGACTTTGAAGTAGTTTCGATTGACAATAAAGAAAGAGATCCAGAGTGGATTCTCAGAGATAAAAATTAAAATAAAAATGAAAAAATTACCAACTGTTCACGAACTGCGGCAACAAGGATTTAAAGTTAGAGTAACTCATATTAGAAAATTTCATCGTTTTGATCCACGAAGCGGCAAGAAGACTGAATTTTTTGCTCCATTTCAAAGTTCAAAAAATAAAAAAAGAAATGCCCCACATCCTGATTCGATAGAAAAATTAACAGAAGAATTTTTCCTTTCTGGAAAAGGAGGTGAAACAGTCATTGAGATCGCTTCAAAAGATCATAAAGAATTGGGTAAAGGAACTTCAGTATGCTCAGAACAAGATTCTTATATAAAATCTACTGGAATCAAAAAAGCTATCGCACTAGCACTCAGAAATATGGAGGCAAATAAAGATCCTTATTTTCATATAAGACAATTTTTTAATAAATGATTTTTTTCTGGAAAATTTACTGCTTGTTTTTTTATTACTTAGGAGATTTGGCTTGCAAGTTTGATGATTATAAATTATATCAATTTTTAATGCTTAAGTCTCTACAAATAAATGAGAAACATGACTTGAAAATTTGGAAAGAAGTTCGCAAATCCCTTGACGAAAGTTGAGGGATTTGTTATTTTGTACGCATGAACTTATTTTGCCTAGATTCAAACCCAACAACAGCCGCACAATACAACTGCGATCAACATTGCAATAAAATTGTACTTGAATGCGCTCAAATGATGGCTAACTGCTTCACCTTAGATGCTCTTAAATCTGCTCCACCTAATAGTCTTGGTCAACCTCGCAAGCATTCTTATTTCAATCATCCTGTATCTAAGTGGATGCGGGAAAGCTTGGCTAATCTCTTCTGGAGCATTGATCATGCTTTTTCCCTTGAATCTGAGCGTATTTATCGTGGCTACAATCCACACTTTTCTATGGGTTTTATTCGGTGGGTAGCTGATAACTTCGACAAGTCTACTATTGCAGATGGCACTCAGACAGAATTTGCAGTAGCTATTGCTCCAACAATGCAGTGTCGCCAGCATCCTGACTTTAATTCGCTTGACTCCGTTGGTAAATATCGTCTATATTACCAGCACGACAAGCCCTTTGTTACATGGACTCGTCGCTCACAACCCGATTGGTTTGCTAAAAAATAATTATGAAATTTCAAACTGCAGCAATAATACTTGGATTAACAATCTCTAGCGCAACTTTTACTGTGCTATCAAGATCTTATCATGATGAACTTGCATACAATAAAGGTTATGCAGATTCAACTTCTTACTACAAGCAAATGCTTTTAGATGAAGGGTTTGCTGAGTATGATAGAAAAACAGCAGAATGGCATTTGCTAGATCCATCAACAATTCAAGGCAATTTAATTCCAATTCAAAAAAGATTTTTATATACTTCTGTTGAAGAGCAAATTCAATCTTATGAAGACGAATTAAAAGTCCTTAAAAAGCAAAAAGAGGCAATTTCAAAGAAAAAGCCCCATGCCCAAGTAACAAAATTAGATATGAAAAAACTTTAATCCAAAGTAATCAAATACTTTAATTGATTAAGAGTACCTAACATATCATCACGAATATTTAATAAATCTGTTTTATTTCCAATATCAGAGTCATTACTAAAAGATTTTAAATATGCAATCCATTGATCTATTTTCCCTTGAAGACCTACAGTTTCAGGAACTTCTTCTGTTGGACTGCTTACTGTCTGAAGATTCTCTAACTCAAGAAGAAACGAGCCAGATGCAGATTTTACTCGACCAAAAATTCCTTGATATTTCTCAATAAATTCATCAATAGATTCTTCAAATTGTTCATAAGCCATATCCAACGCCTTGTGTTCAGAAAAACTATTAGTTTGCCAATGGTAAACTTTAATTTGATTTAAAATAGTCAATAAGGGAGATACTACTGATAACATATAATATGATTACACGAATCATGAAAAATTTAATTGACATTAGATATTTGTAGAATATTATCTTTATATGCAGGGTTCTACATTTATATCAGTACCTATTGACAAATTTAATGAATTTATTGTTGAAGCACTAACAGAACATAAAGCGTCAAAATCTTTAATTGATCAAGTTGCATATCATAAATTTCATCAACTGAATTCTTTTTCTAAACAATTTATTAATGAAATTATTAATAATTATTATGGAATTCATTATGTAGGATTAATTCCTGATTCTCAACATGATCTTATTTATAAACTTCAAGTTATTGATAAAAAACTTTGTACATTTTTTCTTTTAAAATATGCTAGTTAATACTAAAACAGTAGTTATTGTTTCTGGTGGATTTGATCCAATTCATTCTGGACATATTCAATACATAAATGAAGCAAAAAAATTAGGTGACATTTTGTATGTTGCTCCAAATACTGACGAATGGCTTACGAAGAAAAAAGGGAAACCTTTTTTGAATTGGACTGAAAGAGCTACAATTTTATCAAATTTAAAAGCTGTTGATTTTATAATTGAATTTGATGATTCAGACGGTTCTGCAAAAGATGCGATTCTTCATGTTAGAGAAAGAAATCCACTTACAAAAATTATTTTTGCAAATGGAGGAGATAGAACTAAAAACAATATTCCAGAAATGGATTTGAAAGATGATAATTTGGAATTTGTATTCGGAGTTGGCGGCGAAACAAAAGCTAACTCTAGTTCTTGGATTTTAAAGAATTGGCAAAATGAGTGATTCAAGCGCAGAACAAAAATTAAAAGGAGCCATGATCTTCAAATACTTGAAGACTGGTAAAATGCCCAAGCGTAAAGGTTTATTTAGAATTCTATTTTATTTAGCTGGACAGCATAAACACTTTGTTGGAATCAACATGACATCTTCAAGTATTACAAATAAAAGACCAAATGTTGACAGAACAATAGAAATTAAAATTCTTCCTTCAAAATTAAATGAAGATTTATTGAATAAAGCTCTTAAAAAGTATTTAGTAGAATACGAATTAAAATTTCATCTATTTTATGCGACAATATATTATTCATCAAGTCAGATTCAGTGGTCATTGATCGACGAAGAACTTAGAACAAACCATTCAGAAAATATAATTGAAAAAGACGGCTTTCCAAGAATTAAAGATTATCAATATGAAAAAAAATAAATACCAATTAATTGATCAAGATTCATTTTATCGAGCATTTAAACAATGGCTTGAATCTGGAAGTGAGCCTTTTAATTTAAAAAATGAAGATCAAATGAATGAAAAATGGCTTAAATTTGCAGATGATCTTGGAATTTATTTAGGACAAAAAAATGGAGATAAATTGTTTGCTGAAATTGTAGACAATATTTGTTGGAAAGAAGCAAAAAAATATTATTCAATAATTTCGTATGAAACCAATGTTGAAACTGACGAAGTGTCAGTATGATAATTTGTTTGTAACTTCCGATCTTCATTTTGGACATAAACAAAAATTTGTTTATGCAGATAGAGGCTACGTCTCTTCAGAAGAAATGGATGAAGATATCATTGCGGTAATAAATGAAAAAGTCGGCAAGAATGGAATCTTATTGCATCTTGGAGATCTATCATTAAATACTTCAGAATCAAGATTGCTTGAAATTTTTTCAAAATTAAAAATAAAAGAATTCTGGAATCTTTGGGGAAACCATAACCAACCCCTTTTTTCTTTAAAAAGACAAATATATGATTTTATTTTTTTAAATTTTGAATATTATTTAACAATGAGATATGAAAAAAAAGAATTTGTATGTTTTCATTTTCCAATAATGGCATGGGACAACATGTTTAAAGGATCGATGCATCTTTGCGGACATTCTCATGGCAAAAATCCATCCTCAAGAATAGAAACAAAACAATCTAAGATTTTAGATTGTGGATGGGACATTCACTCAAAACCTCTTTCAATGTTCGAAATAGAAAAAATAATGGAAAAAAAATCAATACCTCAAAGATAATATGACATATAAATTTCAAAATAACTACGGAACCAGTCGAATAATTAAATTAGCAATAATTTGTATTGTATTAAGTAATATTGGAGGATTTTGTTTGGGATACGTAACTGGACAAACTCAGAAAGAAAAATCATTGAGAAGCAAAAACTTCATAATTGAAAAATTAAAAGAGATACCCACAATAAATTCATGAAAATATTCTTATTATTCATAATGCTAACATCGACATGTTTAGCAATCAAAAAAGATGATAACCCTTTTTCATTAAAAATAGATCAAGAAACTTCTTTAACTACAGATAAAGGAGTTTTCAATCCAAGATCAATCATAACATTGAAACCAGGTGATGCCGTTAAACTTTATCTTATTGATGGTAAGATTATAAATGGTTTAATTAAATCTACCGAATTATTAAATAATAAAATATTTAAAGTTTTTGGTGACGTGTTAAATGAGAAAGATGCTGGATTTGGATTTGTTTTAACGGATGATGGAATCTTTGCGGGTGCATTAGTATATAGAGATAAAAAAATAACTTATAAAGTTCAGTATCTAGAATCTGAAAAGGTTTACATTCTTGTTGAGGACAAATCAGCAAAAATAGGCTCTTGACTTTTGAAATAAGCAGTTCATAATTTCACCATGAATACGATTGAAGAACTTTACAAAGAATATCAACCAAGATTGGCTGCCTATTCTTATAAAATACTTAAAAACAATGAAAATGCAAAAGATTGCGTACAAGAAGTTTTTAAGCGTTTGGCAAAACAAGACATGGGAAAAATTAAAGATCATATTCATCAATGGCTTTTTGTTGTATGTAGAAACTGTTCTTTAAAAATACTTAAAAGACAAAATTTTGTTCTTCTTGATGAAAATCATGATCAAGTATTTAGTGAAGATAAAAATCCTTTTGAGAGTTTAGATTCGAAAGAAAAAATTAAAAAATTACTTTGGATGGTGGAACAATTGCCAAAAAAGCGAAAAGATATTTTAAAATTAAGATTTGTTCATGATTTAAAATATGAAGAAATTGCCAAAAAATTAAAAACAACTAGTGGCAATGTAGGCTTCATGCTTTCAACCACACTTTGCGATTTGCGCGAAAAATTTTCAAAAACTATTGACAAATAAAACTAGCCCAACTAGCATACCTACAAATGCAAACTCAAACTGCCGCAACAATTAATACAATTTCTTTGTCTCCAACCGAATTAAAAGAAGCAATCTATGACTGCTTTGAAGTTCGTCAACCAGTAATGATTTGGGGGCCACCAGGGATTGGTAAATCAGACATCATTCATGAAATTGGTGAAGAAACTAATCGCAGAGTAATTGATATTCGTCTTGCTTTATGGGAGCCAACAGATATTCGTGGCATTCCTTATTTCGATAGCGAATCTAAGGAAATGAAATGGGCAGCACCATCAGAATTACCAAAGGTAGTTACTGACAATTCTATTGTTTTTCTTGATGAAATGCCTAGTGCAGTTCCAACTGTGCAAGCAGGTGCATACCAACTCATTCTTAATCGTAAGATTGGAGAGTATCAACTACCTCCAGCAGTTGACATTGTTGCTGCTGGAAATAGAGAGAATGATCGGGGTATCTCATATAAGATGCCTGCGCCACTGGCAAATCGCTTCACTCACGTTGAATTAAAACCTAATTTTAATTGTTGGCTGAATTGGGCTATTAAGAATGACATTGACTCTTCAATCGTAGGATATCTATCTTGGTCTAAGAAAGATTTATATGATTTTAATCCTAAGTCTGCCTCCAAAGCATTTGCAACTCCTCGTAGTTGGACTTTTGCTAACAAGTTTATTACTAAAGGCAAGCGTTCAAAATCTTCAGAGAGTTTACTGACTGCGCTTCTGGCGGGAACAATCGGAGAAGGTCTTGCAATTTCTTTCATGACGTTTAAGAAGACTACTGCAAAACTTCCAAAGGTAGAAGATATTCTATCTGGTAAATTAAAGAAGTTTTCTTATAAGAAAGATATTTCTTTGTTGTACTCTATAATTGCAAATTGTTGTTTGGAATTAAAAGAAACTATTAATGATAAAAATTGGCTAACTCATGTTGATAATTTCTACCGATTCATGCTTGACAACTTTCCACAAGAAGTTATTGTGATGGGAGTTAAAACATCGATTAGAAATTATAAATTACCAATCGATCCCGAAAAACTTACGACGTATAAGGATTTCGTAGAAAAAGTAGAAAAATATATCTTCATACAAGAATAAAATTATGAGCCTCTTCAATAAAGAACAAGATCTATCAATTGAAGAGAAGTTGATCGCCTCAAAGGTGCAGATGCTTATGCGTCTGCCCTTTTTTGGCAGTCTAGCTTCTGGATTAAATGTCAAAGTTGTTGACTGGGAATTTGAAAAAGGAGTTCCCATGACTGCCGCAACAGATGGAAGCAATTTCTTTTATAATCCAGAGGGTATTAAAGATTTTACAATTGCTGAATTAATGTGGCTGTACGCTCACGAAGTGAGTCATGTATGTTGGCAGCATTTCATTCGCATGGGAGAAAGAAATAAAACTCTTTGGAATATTGCCACTGATTATGTAATCAATGGTTTATTGAGAATAAATAAAATAGGCAAAGCTCCAAAAAATCATTTAGATGATAAAAAATTTGATGGAATGACTGCGGAGCAGGTATATAATATTCTTTATAAAGAAACTCCCAAATTAAATATTGATCAGCTATCCAAGATGCTTGCAGATAAACATATGGATATGGATAGAAACGAAGATGGCTCACCAAAAAGCGAAGAGGAAAAAAAACAGTTAGTTAGTAAAATAAAAGAAGATTTAATTAAAGCTTCTCAAACCATGGATGCTGGATCAATTCCAGCTGGATTTGATAGACTTATTAATGGTATTACTTGCCCTCAACTTCCTTGGCAAGACATACTTAGAGATAGAATTAAATCAAAAATAAAAACAGATTTCTCTTTCATGCGACCTAATCGTAGAAGCGGAAATATGGATGGAATTATCTTTCCAAGTATGACTGTTGAAGATGAAATTGATATTTGTATTGCAATGGATATGTCGGGATCTATTGGTGATGATATCGCAGCAGAATTTATGGGTGAAATTAGCGGTATTATTTCTGAATTTAATTCATGGAATATTAAGATTTGGTCTTTTGATACAAAAGTATATAATGAAAAAGATTATTCATCTTACGATGATTCAAATATTTTGGAATACAAACCAAAAGGTGGCGGAGGTACTGATTTTGAATGCAATTGGGAATACATGAAAAAGTTTGACATTGAACCAAAACTATTTATTATGTTTACTGACTTATATCCATGCGGTGGATGGGGTGATGCAAATTATTGCGACACTTTATTCGTTGGTTATGGTTCATGTAGAGCAGTAGCTCCATTTGGAGAAACAATTTACATACAACAATAATATGACAAATCAAATACCTCAAAGACAAACAGCATTTATATTAACATCAACAATTCAAGGAACTTATATTGTAAATAAAAATGATTATGCAGGAGTTGATGATAGAAAATATGGAGTTGGACACGACTTATTAGAGTATGGGCATTATGATATTAATGATATATCATTAGCTATTAATCTATTGACGCATAGAGCTGAAAAGTTTGGTCAAGGTGTCGTTGCAATTGATTGTGGAGCAAATATTGGCGTGCATACAATAGAATGGGCAAAAGTAATGACAGGTTGGGGATTTGTATTTTCTTTTGAACCTCAAGAACATATTTATTATGCATTAGCGGGTAATATTATTCTTAATAATTGTTTTAATGTAAAAGCAATTAATATTGCAATTGGAGAAGAAGATAAAATGATTTCTATTCCAAAAATTAATTATTTAAAAAATGCAAGTTATGGCAGTTTTGAAATTAAAAAATCACATAATAATGAATTTATTGGACAAGATTTAGATTATGAAAATAATTTAAATACAATTGAACAAGTAGCAATTGATTCATTTAAATTTGATCGTGTTGATTTTATAAAAATTGATGTAGAAGGAATGGAAATAAATGTTTTAAATGGAGCATTACAAACCATTAAAGATCATAAACCTTATCTTTTAATTGAAAGAATTAAAACCAATGAATCTGAACTAAAAATATTTTTAGAAAATTTAGATTATGAAATTTTAGAGTTTGGTAAAAACTTTTTAGCAGTTCAAAAAAATGATTCAATTTTAGATAAATTCAAAAAATGACCTTATACGAAAAAAGAGGAAAAAAATATTATCCAGTTCGAGATAGCGAAGGTTACAATGGCCTTGAAAATGGCTGTTGGCTAGTAATGGTAGAGAATGGCTGTACGACCACTAAGAAAACTGTAGAACCTGCTACAGCCGCATTACAGTTTGCTACACTCATGGCCTCAAATAAAGTCGCTAGATTTTTATCTGAAGCATCTCAAGCTAGACCAAGCATAACCGAATATACAGAAAAACAAAAAGAAGCATTTAACATCATAAATGAAATACTTCCAGAAAAAGATAAATTTTTTTATTGGAACTATGATTCAATGAGTGGAATGGCAGAAAAAATTATAGATTTAATTTTACAAGATTATGCTAAAAATAGTAAATAATTTTTTAAATTTTTTTGAAAATTTTATTAAAAGATTATTTATTGTAACAATTGCAACAATAGCATTACCTTTTATTTTACTTAGTTTTTTATTTGGATTTTGGGATTTTAAAATTAACGAAGAAGATGAATAGCGTCGAAACAAACAAAAAATTAGAAACAATGGAAATTAATTTAGCTGATTATGATAAAGACACTTTAATTAGATTTATTATTTATTCTCACATAAATAACTTGACATTCAATGAAGCTTTAAATAAGATTCTTGTAGATAATTTACCAAAACTTGAAGAAGATGAAAATCAAATGCCCTTACTGTAAAGCAAGTCGAGCGCCAGAATCAGGTATCTGGGATTTTTTTGGATGCGGAACTGATATAGATTCATCTGGAAAAGATAGACAGTCTGTACAGTGTTTAAGAAATCAAAGAGATCAACTATTAGAAAAGATCTCAGCTCTGGAAGACGAATTAAAATTTTTAAAAAAATGAAACAAATAATTCTAAGTTTATTAATTAGTTCATCAATTTTTGGTTATCTCTACGCAGACTCAGCAAAAACAACAAATAAAATGAATAAAACATATCCATATATTAATGCAGAATGTCAATCTTGTCAAAGAGGTCATTTAGAAGATTCAAATCAAGGCGTGATTTTTGAATTGTCTGAAAAGGGAATCGAGCCTGTTTTTGATGCACATTTTTTAAAGTGTGATCACTGCCAAATCTTGTTGCAAACTAAGGAATTTAAAAATGGTTATTTTTCCATTCCTGCTCCAAAATAATAGCTAACGCACACATTCTTAGCACTCTACACTTGACAACTGTAGAGTGCTAATTTATTGTAGGGTATATGAAAAAAATACTGTTCCTTGTTCCTCTAATATTCGTCGGTGCTAAAGTAAGTTCCGAACAATTAATCAAGCCAGCAAAAGAAGAAATTACTTTTGAAATTAAAAAACCCGCTCAATTAATCAATTGTCCACCAGCGGCCTGCGCAGGCTTTTCTCCAGAAAATATAATTACTACCGTTTCTCAAAACGATGTAGCGCCATACGTACATTGTACTAGTTGTAGAATGGGAGTATTTCTTGGCAATGAAAACGAAGAAAAGAAATGCACTTACTGTGGCGTAAAAGAACATTATGAACCCAGATGAATATATTGAAGATACTGCCGATAGAGCTATTTCTTGAATTAGAAAAAGAATATCCCTATTTATCAGGTCCATATGATTATGGAAATTAATGAAATAGTTACAATTCGCGCCGATAAATATTGGGAAATATTTAATGATATTTGCAATCAAACACCAGAAGACGAATGGTGGCTTGTTAATAGAGACGTATTAGATGAAAGATTTTTTGGATTACGCAATTGCAAAACTCCACGCGAACATCAGTCCGTCGTACCTTGGGAGTTGGATAAAACATTTATAATTATAAATAAACAAAAATTTCTTTGGATTAAATTGAAGTATGGAATATAAGATTTCATCTAATAATTTTTGGAATAAACTAAGATGCCATTATCCTGTATATAAAAATTGGCATCTTAAAGATCCAAGAATTCAAAAAATAAGTAAATCTCTACTTGGTCTTAAATTCATAAACACAGAATTTTCTGATCAAATTGACAAGCCATACAATACTTATTTTAAATTTGAAATAATTAATAAAGAAAAATTTCTTTGGGCGCAATTAAAATATGATTTATAAAAAAACAAAATTCTCAAAATTATATTTGGATCATGGATTATCTGAAGAGGAAGTTCAAAGGATGCATTTTACTTGGAGGGAAGAGCGATACGAAGAAGAATACTTAACAATGACATGGAGAAATTTCCTAGAAACTATTGGTTTATCTTTCGAGAGAGATCGAGTACCCAATTGGAAAATTAAAAACAAAGAAAAATGGCTTTGGGCTAAATTAAAATATGGAATCTGAAATGTTACCACTTGATTTAACTTTGAAATTAAGGGAATTGTATTTAAGTCAACATTTTGTTGATCTTTCTGCAAATTGGCGTAGACTTCCAGCAAAGCTTGGTTTAGCTTCAATTGATGACGAAGGTTATTGGTCAAATGATGAAAAAGAAGGCTATTTAAAAATAGTAAATAAAGAAAAATTTCTTTGGGCACGATTAAAATATGGATTCTAATATAGCATCAATTCATATTAAAAATTTTGAAGAAGTTTTTACTGCTTTTCATGGAATTTCAACTGAATATGCAATTGAAATATTAGGAATTAAAGATTATGAAGTAATGAATCAAGAACTTGATAGAGCATTTGGATTAAGTTTTCTCAAAACAGAAGGTCCAAATTATATATTTAGAGTTGAAGATAAAAATAAATATTTAATGGCTAAAATTTTATACGGGGCTTAATATGGGATTAGATTCACACTGTTATGCAGTAAAACTAGGGGATGTAATTGATGATTTTTCTTTTAAAGAAAATAGTCAAAAAGAAGAAATCATGTATTGGAGAAAGCATTTCCCTCTACATAGGTGGGCTACTAGACTATTTAAAAGAAAAGGCGGAGATACGTCTCAGCACCAATTCAATTGTGAGTACGTGAGAATTACTTTAGAAGATTTGGAATTTTTAAAAGATGACATGGATTGGCTAGACGAATATCCATTTCAAAAAGCTGATTATGATGATTTTGCTTTTATTGAGAAAGCTACTTTTTATTTAAAGAGTTTAAAAAAAGCATTGTACTTTACAAGTTGGTATTGATTTTAGAAACTACTTGCTTTCTACATCTCAGCAGTTATACTTGAGTTATGAATAAGATTGAAATATACGAAAGAATGTATAATAGTTTAATTAATATTGCATGTGGCTTGGCAAAATATCATGATGCTTGCGATGTTCTACAAAAAGTTTATATTTATTTAAATAATAAAGACGTTAATAGCTTTACAGATGAAAAGCATATTGAGCACTGGTTGATCTGG